AGCTGCATGATGCACCTCGGGTCAGTATAGCGTATTGATTGGCCGGATGTGGCGGCAATGCGCAGCGGCGGCGCAAACTCAATTGTAGCTTGGCCGGAAGCGTTAGACGACACGTCCGCCGTGATCTTTTTAAGCTCGCCATTGATCTCGAAATAATCACCCGATACAAACAAATCTGTAATGTTCGCGTTCCAGCCCGATGTTTCCAAAGTAACAGCGTTTACTGACTGGCTGACAGCAACAACAGGTGTGCCAGCTGGCAAGCCAAGCGGCTCATAATGCGCAGGTGTTAAGAAGAACCGCCCCGCTGTACCTTGAAGCCCGGTTAAGAAGCCCTGCAATGATCTGGCATCTCGACCGGTTCTATTGGCAAACGTCAGCGACGCACTCCACCTAGCGCCCGGCAAGATAGCCGTTTGACTTGCGCCGTTTAGCTCGCTTCTAAATTCCTGCGTGTTGTAGATGACGCTCCATGATTCGGCGTCTGCTGTAATGTCTGGAAAGTCTTTAACCGCCATTAGCTTCTTCTCCCTACCGCGCGAGTCATCGCCCCGCCTTGGCCTATTGCTTCAAGTACGGCTTGTTTAGCCTGAGCCCTTATAAATGGTGCTGCTGCAAGTATCTGCCGTTTAGCGTCACCGTCGCCACCGCCAAGCTGGAACACCTGGGTGACGTTAGTGGCCCCGCCGTTGTTGTTGACACTAGACGGCGTAACCACGCCTGATCCGCCCATAGTGACAACCTCCGGCCCGTTCTCGCCGACCATGTACGAATTGCCGCCTGTTACTGAGCCGTCCCATTGCGCGGGCTCCTTGGTATTCTTGTTGGTCAATCGCCGCAATGTTTACGGCAGTGAGCGCCGCAATGACCCTGCCAGATAAAATTGGGCTGGTGGTGGCGCTGAAGCCAATGCCTTTATGAAAGCCAGCGACCCTGCTATAGCTGCTTGGGCCTGAGCTAGTCGCTTGTATGCTTGGAACGACTCTTCTCCGCCTTGCGCCATCATAGATGTGATGTTTGACATTGCGCCGCCTAAAAGCATTTACCGAAGATTGTTGTGATGCAGTAATATCTTCGAACGCAATACTTATGTTTTCTGCGGAGGTCAAGAAATCAGCGCCCATCATAGAATTGGCTTGTCGTGATGCTGCAATGCGCTCTTGCTCGGCTTGCTTTTGCTGTTCTGTGATGATGTCTTGGCCGCGTTTGTGTGCCTCAATGCGCAACAGCATCGGGTCATCTTCAACGCCTATTTTCGTCGAAGCCATAAGCGCTGCCTGACGCCTTTTCTCTGCTTCCGTGGCGTCATCAATGGCATTTCCTAGCGTTATATATTCATCGGCCTCGGCTGCGGTCAGTCCTTTGCTTTGAAGTTGTAGCTGTGTCTTCTTTTCTCTTACAATTGTTTCTGCTTCGGATGCAGCCACTCCCGCTTCAATGAGAGCATTCTGTGTTCGCAGAAATTCCAGCTCTAGTTTTATCGCTTTAGAGGCGGCGGCGGTTGATGCCGTTGAACTATCTTTTCGGTCAGTCACTAGCTTTAACTGTTCATCAAGATCACCCAAGGCGCCTTCTAATGCCTCTACGTTAGCCACCTGCCCCTGAAGCTCTTCCCGCAATCCAGAGGCTCCAAAGGACTGAGCCCGCCCCGCGTTGCTTTCCTTTTCTTCTGCCTCGTCCAGCGCAGATGAAAGATCCTCTACGGCTGACCGTGCATCTGTAAGGTCGGAAACTATATTCGCGCGGTTGCTACGCAACTGGGCTTCGGTCCAGCTATTCATGGAGCCTGTTAGGTCGTCCAGCTCTGGCTGTAGTTTGCTGACCTCTTTACCGGTATCAAAAAGAGCATCCCCGGAAGTAATACAGTGACCCGGCTGCAATAAGGGCAATACCAAACAGGACCGCCAAGTAGAGCCATGGCAGCGCTTGCGCCTTTGGTGGCCGCCCCCATCGCCAACATACCAGCGGCAGCAGCAGTGGAAGCACCTCCCATCCGGCCTAAAGCTATTTGAACCCGAACAGCCTGAACCGCATTGAATGCCAAGGCACCGCCACTGACGGCCAGTGCCGAGGTCAGTCTACCAGCAACCACTATTGCCAAGGCCGCTGCAACGTCTGTGGCCACATCAACGGTTTCCGAAAGGTCAGATACAGCCTCATCGACGCCACCGGCGTCCTCTGTAAGGTCTAAAAACTGTTTGCCCAGTGCGCTCACTAATGGCGACACTTCCGCCGCAAGCTGGTCAGACAGTGCATCGAATACTGATCCAACAGCATCAATCTGTTTTGCTGCATCCGTGATGTTTTGCGCGTCAACTTCAGACAGAGCAATACCAAGCGCTTCGGCCTGCTCAGCCGTGAGGGCCATAGCTGCGCCGTTGTCTATCATAAGCGGAAGCAGTCTTGAGGCGCCGGACGCCATAGCTTCCATGAAAAAGATCATCTCACTTTGAGATAAGTTTGCTTTTTCTAGGCTGCTTACATATAGCTGGAGGGCGTCTGGCCCTGATAACTTCCTGAACTGCTCTGCGGTTACGCCAACTTTGGGGGCTATTTGCTCAAAGAAGTCGGCCATCTCACCGCCGCCGGTAGTGAGAAAGTCACCTACGCGGTCTGACATATCTTTGAGAATGTCGGAAAGCTGTCCGGCTTCGACGCCAACTGACTTGGCACCAAAGGCCATCTTTTGAAATTCTTGAACAGAAGAGTTGGCAACGCGTGCCAGTCCGACAATTTCCTTTGCCGCTTTGATCGAACTCACGGCCATTGCACCAAGTGCAGTACCGGCAGCCGCCGAAGCGGCCGCAAAGACTACCAAAGACTTGCCAAGCTCGGTTACAGTTCTGCCAGTGCTGCCAGCCTGTTTGCCAAACCGATCTAAATCATTCCGCCCGCGCCGGATGTCGCTTGTGTCGGCTCTTACCGATAACGAATAAACATCAGCCACGATTAACACCCCCACCGGCTTGCTTGAATAGTCTCTGGAACTGTGAGCTTGATCGTTCCCGCATTTCGTCTAATGTCCTCACGTCATAAGGAGGCTCTGCGTTAGAGTCTTTGCTTCTATGTAATTGTACCACATAACTCTCAGATAGCTTATGAAGGGTGTCCGCTTCCCATGGCGTTAGATCGGTATCAGTGAGTCTGCACCATGCTGAGATTTCTTGGTAGTCAATAGGTGCTGGGCCTTGCCGTGCGAAGCCAATTTGGGAAAGCATTTCGATTAGGTATGCGCCCTGAGCGTGGTCAGGTAGTTTTAGGCGAGAATCTTTGGGGTCTAGCTGTCTTGATCTTTGTTCCTTTTCGCCCTCTGGCACAACATGAAGCCATGCCAGGTGACGAACAGCCAGGTCTAGCTTTTCCCTGACTTGCTGAAAAAAGGGAACGCTTTTGAATCGCCACACTGATCTGGCTGACGAACCAGTCGAGGCTCTCGTCTTTCAGCATCGCAAGCGCTTCAGGGCTATCGGGCTGGATTGCCTTGCCGTCTACCTCGACGTTCTGCCATGAGACTATACATGATTGCAGCAACTTAGCGCCACGCTCTGACGCCTGGGCTTCGTCGGTGGCGTCAAAGTCGCGGGCAAGCTCAACCGCCGCCTTCCGGTAGGCTTTCGAATCGCGTCCGTACACCTCAACAACAATATCAGTCTTGCCGCCAAGTGGGTCTTGAATGGGCACGGTTGCCGTGTCTTTACGGGTGAATGATCGAATATCCATTAAGTTGCAACCACTGGAACTAGCTTCTTGGACAGCCGCACGGCAAAGCTGCCCCCATAGATACTGTTAGCGCTGCCCGGATTATATTGAAACTCGGACACAACACCGGTGGTGTAGATAATAGCGCCGGTAGGGTCTTCAAGTTTTACGCTGTGCTTCAACGTTGCGTTCGGACCATCTAGGCCAGATCGAAGGACATCTTGACCAGCGTTGGTTGCGTCGTGCGCAATATCACCCGAAAGCGATCCGTAATCAATGCTGCCAGCGACCGGCTCAACCACGCCAGTATCAATCGGGGTAAATGTCGGCATTTCCCGCGTTCCGCCGAATGCTCCGATGTTGCCAACCTCTCCGACCAGCTCATAAGTGAGCGCGGCATAGCCATCATCATCAAATGTATCAGGCTCACCTTGGACGATGGAAAACTTTGTGCCTAAACTTGTACCAGCCATAATGTAATCCTCTAAACTTCAGTTTTGATATAACCAATTCTAACACATTAACCTGATAGGTTCGCAACCTGTTCATCTATTGATCTGTCAAGCTCTCTTAAGCTGACCCGAACCATGCCCTCCGCCGCCTGAGTAGACCAAGAATCAAACTCCAGACGACCGATATAGGGGGCATTATTGGTCAAGAAAATACATTCCCCGGAGCCTTATGAGCCTCCCCCGCAATGCTGGCCAGTGTAGCTGTCCCGCTCCTGTCGGTTGCCTCTGTCGTGCCACTCGCTGGACTTCCTATTGATGCTTGCCAATTGCCTCGCGCCTGCCCGCCTGTATAGCCCGGTGGTGGCGGGCCTTGCCATAGGCTAGGATTGCCAACAGGCGTGCGCAATACAACACGCCTCGATAAGTCTAGTAGCGTGCCCCTGACAACCTTATCCATTCGGTCGCCAGCAATGCGCTCTATATCCCTTAGCCTGCTAAAGTCGAAGTTAGCCAAACGCCCTCCAGTTCACGCTTACCGGCATTAGCCACCAGCCGCCTGAAGCCAATCCTTGCGCTACGTTCACTTGCTCGACCACTACACTCTGCCCCTCGAATACAAGCATCGTCCCGCGTGTAAAAGTGTGCCGTGATCGAATCAATAAGCTGATGCGAATTCAAATTTATAATCGTCAAGGGGTGCGTAGATGCTCACTTGGTACACGCCGATGAAGTCTGTTGATCCGCCAGGTTCCATTCCAACTGTTGAGGACGTGGCGGGCAGGTAAGATTCACGGAGCCAGGTGGTGCCCTCTACAGGCGTGTACTTTGCGTTTTCATACGCAATAGGAGGCGCGGCTGGCAGAGAGCCAAGGCGTGATGATAGTGCTGCGCTGATCTTTCTGTGGCTCATTCTATACCCTCAACTGGCAAATATAGATCACGTCTGCGCCTAGACTTGGTAATCGGCTGCACATCCATGACCCGGAAAGTCTTTCCCTGTACCTGGGCACGCCAACCTTTGCTCGGGGGCTTCGTCCACTTTGTTTAGAATCAGTCGCGTGTCTGATCGCTTGATAACGGTGCCGTCAACTTCTGCGTTTTGGAAGCGGGACGGATAGCCGAATCCTGAGACCACGCTCTCAGTTGCAGGGGTAATTATCTCACCAGTTGCCGGGTTTCTGACCTCATCGGTTTCATAGGTAAGCGACACGGCTTCCCCGAATTCGGCTAGCAGTTTGGTGCCTGTGTCAGCGATGCTCATGCGCGCGTCACCGCAAACGTTGTGGTACTTGAACCGGCGTTAACCAACAGCTTTCGCAAAGCCGCTGTAATGGTTTTAACGATGGTCTGCGCGGCTGCGTTGTCCATATACTCGACTTCAATAACGTCCACCTTCTCCCGCTTAGTAGCACGCTCCACATTAGCAAGCGGACTATTCTCTGAATCAATAGCAAGTGCTGTGGCGATCTGTCCAGTTTGCAGTGCTGGCGGAATGATGGTGGGCACAAAATAGAAGCCATCAATATAGACATTAGATCGCGGCCACTGTAGCGACTGCCCCTCTGAAAACTTGGTGCCGATAAAGGACAGGCTTTCAATGTAGTCCATGGCCTTGATTAGCAGCACGTCAGTTGCAGCGGTAAGCGTAATGCCGCGATCAGTTGCATAGGTCGTTAGCTCTGCCTCTGAAACGTAGCTGTTAGCTGCCGCGTTAGTTCCTGTCCCATCTTCCACTACGATAGTAGCCATTATATCAACCCCTCTTGCTGCACGCGTTCAAGGCCCAACGCCGCAATGTGATCCTGCGCTGACTCCAACCGGCCGCCTAAGATCACCGCGATAACATCAGGCGTTGCCTTGCCGCCGTTAATCTGTAGCAATGCCTGAGCCCTTGTGGCTGCTTCTACGTCCATGTCCGGTG